TTCATAAAAGATTTCTTTTTTAGTTGTAAACCACTTGTTCTTAAGTCCATATCTACTATGAACTTGTCATCAAATAAGGTTTTATCAACATTGTTATAAACAGAATGTTTAATTGATCGATTTGTGTTTAATACTAATCTTTGCCAGTTATCGACTTCTTTTTTTGGTTCTACCCAGGTTTGGATGTTTAAGTATAAAGATTTAAATTCTTTGGAGTCTACGGTTCCATAAGATACTTTTGATGATCTAAAACCATTGATTTTTGAGGTTTTGCCCTTTTTCATAAAAATTTTTCATAGTAAATGCGTTTATTTTTAGAAATATTACATAAATTTGAAGTATATATCAAATATAAAACATCAAAAATCAATATGTTAATTGTAAAAGTAAAAAAGAACGACATCGAAAGAGCGATTAAAGAACTCAAAAGTAAGGTTATTAAGACCAGACAAAATTCTATTTTAAATGACAGAAAAGAATTTACAAAAAAATCTGTTATTAAAAGACAAGAAACTAAAAAGGCAATTTACGTTCAGAAAAAATTCAATCAGAATTAAATATTTTTATTCAATTCAAATAATTTGAAGTATGCAATTTTATTGTATTCTTCGTTTGAAACTTTTTGAATTGTTTCGTCGATTCTTTTTATCACATCAGACTCTGATTCTGTTAATTTTAAATCTTCTAATTTTTCGACAACAGTTTCTTTTAGTATTTCATACTTATTTTGTAATTTATTATCATCTTCAGATAATACTTTAAGTAAAGATTTTTTACTGGTTTCATTTAATTCATTTAGAAAATTATTTACAGTTTTGTTTGCCACTTTAACCAGGGTATTTAAACTTACATTTTCAACCAAATCTTCTTTTTCAGTTGATTTTTTTAAATTTTCTAAAATAACTTTTCTACTTTGAATTTTATTTTCTAATGTTAAAATATTTGAAGAAAATAAATTATCTATTTCTGTATATTCATTTTTGGTTTGAACGTGACCAACCCACAATTTAATTTCGTCAAGTTGTTTTTTTGAAATTTTGTTAATTGTATTTTCGTAAATAACAATAGATTCATTTATGTAATCGTTGGCAACAGATTCGTTCAAAGATTTGTTTGCGGATAACTCGTCATACAAATAAAATAGTTTTGACATGTTTTTATTTTTAAGAACAAGTTCGTTAAAAACAAACAATGTATCTTTAAAGTCTTTATTCATGTAAGACTCTACCAAATATTTTTCTATTTTACTTTTTAAAAGACCGAATTTCATAATTAATTTATTTTATAAATATATTAATCTTTCAATATTCGCAACAATTCTTCTTCCATTTCCCCAATAGATACATTTCTTTGGAAAAAATCATCCTCTTCAGATTCTAAAATCAATTTTTCTAAATTAATTTTATTTTCTGGAAGACCTCCCGCTGGTCCACCCGGTTCTGGTCCTGGTGGTGGTCCTGGTGGTGGAGATGGTGGTCCTGATGGTGGAGATGGCGGTCCTCCAAGACCTCCTAATCCTTCCTCACCTCCTTCTGCAGGAGCTGTTTCAGTTGCTCCAGATACAGTCTTGTATAACTTGTCAATTTGATCAAACATACCTGTATGTGAAATTATTGTTGCGGTGTTTGCCAATTCAGCGGCTACCGCTCTTTCCATTCTCATTCTTTGAACGTCAAGTTTAATATCTTCATCAGAGAATCCAAAAATATGTTTTTTAGCCCAAGTTGCTGATGTCGGTGCAATTGAGTTAGGAATTTCAGAGACTAAATCTTTGTATAATAAGACTTTTTCTTTCCAAACATCCACCATTAATAAATCTGCCTGTTTAGATGGATTGTTTAATCCTAATGTGAAGTTTTGTAATTCATCTTCGAATCCTAATAAGAATAAATGAACTATTGCAATTTTATTAAGTTCCGATAAAATATTTTTTTGAATTCTATTAATTGTTCTTGCAAATCTAATATCCAACAATGATAAGTTTTTACCATCTCCAACCGGTTCTTCAAAACCTAAATACGCCTTTGGTATACGTAATGCGGTAACAAGTTTCTTTTGGATATATTCAATATCTGCAATTTCAGATAGATTTGTACCACCAGGTAATGTCTCAATTGGCATTGTTTGAGCGGCATCACGAACAGGAATAAAGTAATCTTGGTCAACTGCCATTTGATTGAATCTCAAATCTACATTTCCAGTTTTATTATCAACAATTTGATCTCTTTTAAATTTGTTTGCAACTCTTTGTACGTACGCTTCAACATCCTTATCATCCATATTACCAACAAAAACTTTAAATACACGTCTTTCTGGGGCTCTTGATGTACGGTAAATTAACATTGCGTCTTCTGCTAATACTAATTGTTTCCAAATACGACGAGCTTTTTCTAACATTGATGTTCCGTAAGGAAGTTTCCTATCATCACCTAATAGTCTAAAGTGTGCAACTTCCCAGCTATTGAACTCCATATTTTTTTCTTTCCAATTAAACTTCAACCCTTTCTCATCAGTTTTTACTTCAGTGTTTTGAGTTTTTGGTTTCATACCTCTTTCTAATCTTTCAATTTCGATATTTGGTAATTGAACCGCTCCGATGATACCTTTTTCCGGATCTAACTTCATGTAAACAAAGTTATCACCATACTTACAAGTGTTTCGAATCCACATCTGTAAGTTTGTATTAATATCTAATGTGTTGTTAAATAAATCGGCCAATATGGCCTTTATTCTTTTTGATTCAGAATAGATTGACAAAACATGACCATCTTCATTTGGTGTTGTCGATTCTTCAGCGTAAATATCTAAAGCAGTTGAAATCTCTGGTGTAAATTCCATAGATTCATAATCGTAAAAAGAAGCCAATCTTGTTGGTTCGTAATAAATCGCTTGAGTATATAAATTACTTTCAATTTTTGCCCACTGATTAGACAAATATAAAGATTGTTGAGACTGGAGTAATTCTTTTTCGTATTGATTTTTATCTCTAGTTTTTAATAATTCTTTCTTATCAAATCGATAAGTTGGTATGTCTTGACCTAACAACGAATTAGGTCCAAAAGTTTTAGATAATCGTTGCCAAACCGTTAATTTTTTATTTTCTTCCATATTTGAAATCTAACTATAAAACTCTAAAATTAAATACTCCAGTCTTTACTTTATTTATGCGTCAATATTCACAATTTGTATAACGTCAGCACCATCATAGTACGATAGTCTATTGTTACTATCTTGTCTTTTAAATATTTCACAATTGTAAGTCCCATAAACATGAGATGCGGGTGTGAAGTCAACACTAGATACTGAAGTTTTCACATTATTTAATTGAAAATAATCAGAGGCTATATTTGAATAGAAACCATCGGCAATTACATTATTATAAAAATACTCACCAATTGTGTTACTATAAAAATAATTTCCAATATTATTTCCTTGACTTGTGCTATACCCAAAACCAAAACCATCTCCAATAGTATTGCTGTAAAAATTATTTCCAATTTTATTATACGAAAATGTTCCTAAAATATTATTGTTTGTAAAACTTGTACCAATATTATTTTTAATAAAGTTAAAAGACCCCAAACTTAAAGGATCACCAATATTGTTGTTTTCAAAATATTCACCAATTACGTTTTCATGAAACTGACTATAGATATTATTGTTGTTATATCCATTTGTAATAAAGTTTGAATAAAATTCACCATAAATATTGTTGTTATTGTATCCATTACCAATATCATTTTTGTAAAACTGACCATAAACGAAATTATTATTAAATTGATTTCCAATTTCATTATTCTGAAAATCATCATTTGTCATAATATTTTCTCTAAAATCATTACCTACATTATTTCTATAAAATGAACCAATCTCAATTGTATTATTATAAAAATTATCTCCAATTCTATTGTATTGAAAATTACTTGTCACATAATTGTCGTGAAAATATGAACCTATTATGTTTCTATCAAAGTCATCGTCAAAGTAATTATTATAGAAATTACTTCCAACGATATTATCCGTACAATCATCCCAGAATGTGTTGTTAAAACAAGAATCACCAAAAGCGTTATTTAGATAATCACCATCATAAAATACGTTATTTGCAAGTAAAAATGTATTTCCATTCCAATCTTTAGTATTTGCGTAGTTTCCAACATTATTATTAATAATTGTATTTCCATTAAAATTAAAAGTAGGAATTTCTTTATAAAATCCTGTATCTCCCGTTATATTATTTTGTTTATAATCTAGCGAATCATAAGAAAAATTATTTGCCGGAAGATTTGATGTAATTGCCGAATAATTAGAATTTAAATTAGATAGTGTGTTATTCAAGTTAGATTCGTCAATTGTTAAAAGATAACTTTCAACCACACTGTTTATTTGGTTATATGTTGGTTCTACACCTCCAGCAAGTGCAAATAACAAATAATGTATTTTTGTGACACCACTCAAATTAGACAATGTATCTAAATCATCGTCTGTGTTAACAGAATAAGTATGAGTAATTCCACTATCAATTGTGTTAACAATCATGATATGGTTTACTGATGGATCTTGAGCTCCAGACACAAGTTTACCATAGGCCGTGTATCCGGAAAAAGTATTTGAATAGTCGCTTATTACTCCACCGCCGTCTGCACCAAGACCTCCGTCAATGAAAAAAGTGTCAATTGCAACATCATACGCAACCATAACAAAAAGACCTGGATATAAGTTAGTAAAATAATTAGATCCCGTATTAAAGTACGAGTCTCCGTTCATAATTGACCCATCAAATACAAAATCACCAAAAGAAGCTTGACTTGTGTTATTGACTGGGGGGTCAGACATTCTTGAATGAGTATATGGTATGAAACTAAATAAATTGGTATTTAAATAGTTACCACCATCATACATGTCATTTCCTCCATCATCAATACCCTCACCGCTAGGAACATCATTAAAATAGTACAACGATCCAGATTCAGGGCTACTGTTTGAATACATTAAATCACAAACATAACCAACGGAATCTGAAAAATTATCATAATTGAATCCGACAACCTGCATGTTTGTATCAGAAGCAATATTGATAACTTCATATAATTTAGGTGAATTAGAATAAATTTTAATAACATCACCCACATTTAAATTACCACTGAAAAACGTATTCAAACCTGTAACATTCCCATTATTCATATCTATTATTCTACCTGTAATTTCACCATCACTAAAATATGATCGATATCTTTTGAATAGTATTGATCTGTGGTCATAATCCGTTCTATTTCCATACTCATCAATTCTTTCTGTTATTCTTCCTTTTGCAGGATTTGTAGTTGCTTCTGTAACACTGAAAGAATAGTCATATGTGATTTTATCATTTGGATAAACTAAACTATAAGCCGTTGGGGACAAACTTTCTGATGATGTTGCAAAAACTAATAATTGCTCGATATCAGAAACATGGTATGTTTCGGGTGTTGTTATTGTATTTCCATTGTAATCAAAATCTGGTTGGTCATAACATGTTTGATAATCATTAATTAAGTAATATCCACCGGGAGTTAAAGTACCTCCGGTTACCATATCCTTAAGTTCCATATACGTTAATGATTCATATGATCCACCACCCGAAGTAAATCCGGTAACATCAAATGATGTCCCATTATTATTTTCTATTGTAAGAGTATTTGTGGTAAAAGTACCACCTGTTGCATAAATGTCTTGTAATCCCGAAATCACAACAGACGTTGAGTTGTTATTATTTAATGTTAAATCGCCTGTGTTGTAATCAATAGTACCTCCAGTAATGTAAACATCTGGTTGAGCTCCTCCTGCCACAACATTACCATTCACATCAACACCTAGATTATTGATTGAAGTTCCGGTTTGTAAAAATGAAATATTTAAATATGGAACATAAACGGTATCATTATTATTACCTACAATATTACTTCCACCTATAATTGCGGATTTAGTTCCTGTTAAAGTATTGGATCTACCACCACTAATAAAAGAACAATTACCATTAACTGTATTATAAGCCCCATTTATTATTGATGAGTATCTACCTGATGAAGTATTATAAACCCCAACACCAACAAATGAATTACAGTTTGTAGATGAGTTACGAATACCATTTCCAATTAATGAATTTACGCCAGATGCGGTATTAAACGACCCATTCAAAACTGAAGAATAATTATTTATTGACGTGTTGTTACTACCATTGACTACAGTTCCGTATGCAAATGTAACGTCATTTGATGTTCCGTTTACTATTAATGAATTTGACATCTGTGCCGTATTCGATTTTCCACCAACTACAACACCGTAAGAATCAGTTGCCGTATTCTGATAACCACCAACAACTATACCATAGGTTGATGAAGCATTATTTTTTTGTCCAGATAAAACTGTACTATACGAACCTCCAGCGGTATTATACAATCCACATCTCACTGTTGACGATAATCCACCAACGGGATCATCAATAATTACAAAAGCCATTTTTATTGTTTTTAATTTTTATTTATTTAGATAAATACTTTCTAAATTCAAAAATTAAATTCTTGTAGGACTTGGTGTTGGCGTTTGAGTTGGTAATGGAGTTGGTGACACCATTGGTGTTTGACTTGGGGTGGGTGTTGGAGTTGGTGTTGGTGGAATAACATTATATTCCTTGGTTAATTCTCTAGATGTTCCTTTTTTAAACTGAAACGTTGTTGGAAACACTTTTGAACTAGAAATAGGTTGTCCGGGAACAATTAAAGTTGATCCGTTTAAAATTTTACCCGATGTTGGTCTTAATTGTAATCCCATGTTTTTTTATCTTTTACCGCCAAATAACCAACCATACTTAATATAGTCATCTTTTGACGGGTTTGTGTTATATCCTCTTCTTTCATTCATCAAATTTGCATTTGGTAAAACAGGATCAAAATGAATTTGTTTTTGTACCGCATCATTATTTGATACAGTCCACGATTCAATCATAACCTTTGTCTGTTGAGTAACCTTTTCTAATTTTTGAAATGCTACTTCACCAACATAAATGGCCATGGACATTGCCATTATTAAGTCATCATGTTGACCTTTCTGGTGATCAGGTCTTCCATTTACATAAACAAATGTATTCATTTCGTTATATAAACGAACACTTCTAATCTTGAATCTATGTCTGACATACTCTTCAAAAGCAGCAATAATTTGAACTCTTTTATTGTTAAAATTAATTCCAGGAATTTTATCTTGAGCTTTTGGATTATAATTCCAAATGTTTGTACTATCAACTCCATCTATGTATAGGTTTTTATATCCTATCTCTTGAAGTTTTCTACTTGTTGCAACTCCCATTCCTCCGGTTATATCAATTACAATAAATGCGTTGTACATAATTGCCCACTTATATGCAATTTCTGCTAATGAATCCGGTGGGATTTTTCCAACATATTCTAAAACTTGTTCTCTTTCGTCAAAATCTATAATCTGAATTGATGAAAAGTCTTCACTGTCACCACGAGACACGTCAATTCCCATAATGTATTTATGACCTTCTTGTGGGTCTTTCCAAATCCAAAGAGAATTACCCATCATTTTTGTTGGCGCTTCCTGAAGTAAATTTTCTTTGATATAATCTAATTCTTTGTTGTTAAATACGTTATCACCTGATCCAAGAAATTCACAATTCAACTCTTGGTTTATTTTTCTTTTATCGTATTTAAGTTTTTTAACCATTTTTTCATACCAAGATGAACATGGTTTATACCCTTCTTGAAAATATTTTTTTAGTTCTTCATAATCTCTTTCATAGGGATCAATATGTTCAAATGATATATTTTGGGAATGATCTTTTTCATCTTTATTTAACAAATAATCAACCATGTCATCAGTGGGTACCAAATATAAATCTTTCGTATATCTTGGATCTCTCCACCAAAACATTTCGGTAATCTTAAAGTTGTTAATACCTTTTGTTGCTTGGTTGTAAACATCGTAATAAATCGGATCGTATCCGTTGGGTGTGGAAACTACAATAACCTTACCACCGGTGGATAAGGATGCCATACAAGCCGCCCAGAAATCATTGTCAGCTTCAATAAATGCTGCCTCGTCAAAAACAAGAATTGTTGGTGTATATCCACGAAGAGCATCTCTTGATGTTGCAACCGCCTTGACTTCACATCCATTTGTTAATTTATAATGTCTTTGTGAGTTTTTATCGGCTGAAAATCCAGCACCAACCCATTTTGGCCATTGATCAACAAATGATCTAATTTTATTGGCCATCTCCATTGATGTGTCAAGTTTGTTTGCAATAATTAGAATTTTTTCTGGTCTTTCTTTTTTTGCAAAAACTAACCTTTTAGATATCCATGCCGCGGTTACGGTAGATACTCCAGCCTGACGGTATTTTAACGCAATGTTTTCTTCAAAGTTTTCATAGTCAGTTAAAAGAGTTACCTGATCTGGAAATAACTCTAATGGAACATACTTTTGTACTGTGTTATCGTAAGTTTGTAAATATGTACGAAGTGCGTATGGAGTATCTCTCATACATTTTACATACTCAATAGTAAGTTGTTCTTTAGTTAAAGCCATGAATATACTTTATTATAAATATAAAACCCCCGATTTTATAGTCGAGGGTTTATAATAATATTTAATGATTGATTAAATTCCTAAAGATTTAAAAAAATCATCTTCTTCGTCATAATCATCATCATCGTCATCATCAGTGTTTTCTTGGTATTTTTTGTATTCAGCCTTTGCCTTTTCATATAATTCTTGGAATTTTTTTCTAGCCTTTTCTTTATCTTTTGGATCTGTTGAGACTACATTTGCAATAATATCTTGTAGAAATTCTTTTGCCGGTACCGAATATAAAGCTTGTTGGAAGTAAGGTTTAATAACTCTCATTTTTGGGTTTGTAATTAATTCGTCCGGTAATAAAAAACGAATATCTTTAACAAGTTGAGCCCCAACTCTAAAATTCATAGGTTCGTTTTGCATTGTATCAGTTTGACTAATTACTTGACCTGCCATTTCTGGGTCCATTCCTTTCCACTGACTTCTTGCTGGAATCATATCAAATACTTTTGTCAACTCATGAACTAATATTGGAAATATAAGTCCATTTGCGTACCATAAATCTTTTGGTTCTTCTCCGTCCTCATCTTCGTCATCATCATCAACTTCACCCTTACCAGCTTCACCAGCGGCATTTCCACCCAAAGCTTCTATTAAATCTTCATCGGTAAAGTACATCAAATCATTTGCACTCATAATTTTATTATAAAGAGGGTATAAACTAGGGTCTATTTGGTCCAGCTGTCTTTTATATTCTTCAATTTGATATGCGAATTGACCTTTTTTTGCGTTACCTTGAATAAGAGCGTTTATAACGTTTCTTTTTTCAATTTCCAATTGTTTTTCTTCTTCAGGAGTTAAATCATCAACATCAAATGAAAAATTTGGAGGTATTGGTAGTTTTTCCTGTTTTGCCGGTTTCATTTGAAATGCATTTGGGTCAATTGGTTTTTCACCTAAATAAGTTTGAATTTTTACGTAATCAAATTCATAAATAACTCCACCCGTATTTGATTGTTTTTTTAACACAAGACCACTTTCGATTGCATCTTTCATGGTAAGCGGTTTATCATCTTCAACTGAATAAGGCATCCATCCTTCTTCTTTAGATGCGATTTCCATTGCAAGATCACGTAGAGCTTCTCTATGTCGAGGTTCAATAGACATGACTTGTCTAACGGCCATCATTTGTTCCATTTGAATTGCTCTTTTAACTCTTGGGTCTGTAATATTTTGATCGGTTCCAAAATATCTTTTTACGTAATCAACAATTTCTTTAAACCTTGTTGCGGCAACTCTTTCCACGTCTGAAGCACCACCCCTGAACGCTTTGTTTTTTGCGTAAATCCCTTCTGGGTCCTCAATTCTTTCTTTTGTTCTTGGGTGCATTCTTTCTTCATAATCCTGAAGATAATCATCTACAGGAGCTTCTTTGATAACCCTTTTAATCAATCTTTTTAATAGTTCTTCACTCATTTTTATTATTTTAAAGCCATAGTTATAACTTGCATAAAATCACTTTTTTGCTTTTCTGTTTCTTGACCAGCTTTTGGTTTTTCTTGAACATCTGGATTCGGATCCTTAAATGGATTACCTCTTCTACCCTTATCTTTTTCTTTAGTTCTATCTTTTTCTCGAGTTCTTTCCTTTTCTTTTGTGGACGCTTTTGGTTTTTCTTCAACGTCTGGATTTGGATCCTTGAATGGATTTCCTCTTCTACCCTTATCCTTTTCTTTAGTTCTATCTTTTTCTCGAGTTCTTTCTTTTTCTTTTGTATTTTCTTTCATTTCTCCTGACATACTAAACATTTTTCCGATTGGAGTTTTCATTTCCATTCCCTCATCTTTTGAAAACATAGACATTTTTTTTGGATTTTTCAAAATCATGTTTTCACGCTTAGCAACCTTTTCTAAAATTGTGTTGATAAGTTCTCCTTTAGTCATGCTTGGATTAATATGTCTTTCAATCATTTCAAAAATTCTATCTTCAAGATAATTTTCAATTTCTTCACTTGATTTTCCTTTTGGTTGTTTTTTGGTAAAAATATCTTCAGCAACCTCATCTGGCATATTTTCATAATCTTTTTTAGTGGTTTTATCTGAAAATTCTTTTGCCATTTTACACCACTTACAATTTTTTGATTCACATCGATTACAACGAGCCCAGAATAAACCTTGTTGTTTTTTTGACTGAAACTTTTCAGTTACTTCACCTTCCATTGTTACAGAAACACTACCATCCGGATTAATTTTTACTGCCTTACCACCTGGAAGAGATTCCCCTTTATTTTTTGCATTTGCAACTTCAGTTGGGTTAAACGTTCTTATTTTAGTAACAGTGTCAACAGCTTCTTTAGTTTCTTTATTTTTTTTACTGACTTTTTCTGCCAAAACAGAAACTTGTTTAGGGTCTAATTTTGAAACAAAATCAAAATGGAAACCATTTTCCAATAAAACTAATACATTGTTTTTAGCTTTCATAAACTACTTTTTTTTCAAATTGTAATACAAGATCTCTCTCATATAATTTATCTTTTACGATTTGTTCCTGTTCTCCAAATCTAAATACTAATCTTTTTACTAAAGAAAAATCAATTTCATCTTCAATTTCCCAACCAAGAGCAATAACATCATCAAGTGAGTCTTGAACCGAAAAAACATCAGAGTTTTGAATCAATTCTAATTTAATATCCCCATGTGTCAAAACACCAACCTTTGATACGTATTCGATATCAGGTGGTGATGGATAACCATTTGCCGGTTTTGACTCCCAATTTTCACCCCAGACTTCATCAATAGAATTTGAAAAAATAAATTCATAGATGTGCTCTCCTTTATAGTTAGAACCAAGTCCGTTGATGTAAATTAAAAAACTCATATTACTGTTCCGTTAATTGTAAGTTTTGTAATAATATTTCCTTCTTGGAAAATAATATTTCCTTGATTTGTTTTTCCGACAAGTTTTGATGTTGGGTTATTTTCCAAATACTTGAAAGCTGCTCTTTCTTGTCTAACATTTTCAGAAATTGTTTTTAAATATTTTAAATCTTTTTCCAATTTAGACTCAAATAAAGATTCCTTTTTTAATCTTTTCTTTTCTTCATTAATAATTTCTTGTTTTGTTTGAATAAAATATTTTGACAAAATCTTGTCTACTTTTGATTCACCAAAAGTTCCATGAGAAAAATGGTCGTAAGTATGTCTTGGTTTTCTTGCTCCATGCATTCCATATTCTTCACCCATTTCTTCCATTTTATCATAAACATTACCGGCAAATTTTGAACCAATTGTTTTGTTAATTGCGTCCGGTAAACTCATAATCTCATCTAATTCATGGTGTGGTGTATATTCTTTCATTTCACCTCCTTCTGGAGATTCTGGTGGTGGTGGCATATCCTCATCAGATGGTTCCATAGGTTCTTCATCCCCCATATTTTCATCTTCATCTGATGTTGGCATTTCTTCACCATCTTCATCCTCATCTTCATCAGTATCACCTTCAAGTCTTGAAATTATTTCTTCGATATCGTCTTCATCTAAAAGATCAACATCAAGTGCAGACAAAATAGAATTAATGATGTATTTTACATCATTTGGGTCCATGTCATCGTTATTATTAAATTTTCTAATTTTTTGTGCTAATTTACCAGTAAGTTTTTGAATTACTTTAAATGATGTTCCTTCATCTTTTTTTGATGATTCTTCGTCACCCTCTTCAGGTTCTGGTAGATCCTCATCATCTGATGGTGGAGGTACGTCACCCATATCATCAGCTTCTGGTGCTGGTGGCATTTCACCCATATCATCACCTTCTGGTGCTGGAGGCATTCCGCCCATATCATCTGGTGACATTCCTGCGTCTGGTGCTGGAGGCATTCCGCCCATATCATCTGGTGACATTCCTGCGTCTGGTGCTGGTGGCATTCCACCCATATCCGCCGGTGGAGGAGTTACAGGAGCATCTGCTGGGGGTGGCATCTCCGGTGTGGGTGCTTCAGCAGGGGGTGCGGTTTCTTGACTTTTAGTCTTACCTAACTTTAGTTTATACTTTTTTTTTGTTCACCTAAAAGAGGGGTACCCTCTTCGTTCTCAAAAATAGCATTAAATTCTTTGGCCATAAGGTTAAGTTTTCTTAACGCTTGAGAATAAGATGAAAAGTATTTTCTGTTTTGAATAGGCTCGATATACTCATCATAGATTTCTGCAATGTTTTCTTTAATAATATATCCGCCCTTTTCACGTACAATACTATAAGTTTTACCATCGGCCAAATCTACTTTGTAAACCGTACTTTTGTCCTCATTTATATTGGTAGGAGTACTCTCGTTATAACGAGAAATTTCGATCATTCTTTTGATCTTCTCCATTCCTTGTAGTTTTTCACTACCAATAGGTCTTAATCCTCCCATATTAATTATTTTTAATAATGTATTATTTTTCTTAATAAATATATCATTAAGTAAGAATATTTATTTTTCGAAATTATTATTGGTTCATTGATAATTTTTTATCAATAAGTTCCGTTGGTTTATTATATAGTTTTTCTATGTATCCGTTTCTTCTTAAGTATTTGAATACAAGATTTTCAATCGACATCTCACCTCCCTTTTCTAATCCACACTGTCTATATTTCTTTAATTTATTTTTATATTTTTTCACAAGTTCTGAAATAGTTTCTGGATCCTCATCTTCAATATTTTCAATCACACCATCAATTATTTCCATCCACTGATTAACTTTTTCTTTGAGTAGTTCAAAATCTATATCCGGAGTATCACCCTTTTTAGGTTCATTTACCCACATATCATATAATATCGAATAAACCCCACTACTAAATGCTGTTTCGGCCTCATTTTGAACAAAACACTCTACGTCTAATCCATAAATAGACAATTCGTGCTTTTGATTAAATAAAGTTTTTTTTAGGTCAAAAAATTCAATGTATAATTCTTGAGTGTTTTCTGGAAACTGGGAAAAATTTAATAATATGTGTACATCTATATCAGAAAATTTTGACCAGTTGTAATTTACTGCCGATCCGATCATAATAATATCGGTTATTAAGATATCAACACCAAGGTATTCAATAAAAGTATTCGCAATCTCTAAAAGATGTTCTCTAACATCGTTGTTTAGTACATATTGACCATCGACATTATCCCAAAGTTTAGGATTTAAAGTTTCTTTTTGTTCAAAACTCTTTAAAACATCTTTATCCATCAGATATAAATATTGTTCAAAGTCAAATTAACTTATTTTCTTGTATGGAAATGTTTTAGAAATATTTTTATTAAAAAAATTTCCTTGTGATTGTGCAGATCTAAATGATGTATATGTCTGATGAGGAACTCCCTCATATTCATATCTCATTCCATTTTTAAATTCTGCAATCATTTTTTTTGTTTCAGTGTCATATTCAGTTCTAACTAAATTTGATGACTCAACTTCATTTAAAATTTTTGTTCCCTGGATTTCTTCTTTTGTAATTGCCATAGTTTTTTCTTTTAAAATAAATACGTACAAAAAAAAATCCACCTTTTGTGGTGGATTTTAATTTATCTAATCTTGGGAGATTATTTTACTTCCTGGTAATCAACATTTTCGAAATCTTGATCTGTAACCTCATCATCACTATTAGATTGAGAATAAAGTTTTTGACTTATTGTTTGAAACTTATTGTTAACCTCTTCTGTTAATGTTTTAACTTCGGATACGTCTTTTCTTTCAAAAGCCTCTTTTAATTTGTTTACAGAAGATTCAACATCAGATCTTTCTTCGTCAGTAATTTTGCCCTCCAAATCTTTAAGTGAGTTATTAACTCTAAAAATTAGTGAGTCCGCAGAATTCAATGTGTCAGCGTCTTCTTTTAATTGTTTGTCAGATTCGGCATTTTTTTCAGCTTCCATTTTCATTTTTTCGATTTCTTCTTTTGATAAACCAGAAGATGATTCAATTCTAATTGATTGTAGTTTACCGGTACCTTTGTCTGTTGCGGAAACATGAATAATACCATTCGCATCAATATCAAAACTTACTTCAATTTGAGGAACACCTCTCATTGCCGGTGGAATTCCATCCAAGTGAAATTTACCAATGGTTCGATTGTCTTTAGCCATTGCTCTTTCACCTTGTAAAACGTGAATTTCCACCGTAGATTGGTTATCGGCTGCTGTTGTAAATTTTTCCGATTTTTTTGTTGGAATTGTGGTGTTTGATGGAATTAACTTGGTGAATACTCCACCCATAGTTTCAATACCTAAAGAAAGTGGAGTTACGTCTAATAATAATACATCAGTAACATCACCAGCCAAAACTCCACCTTGAATTGCCGCTCCTAACGCAACCACCTCATCTGGATTCACACCTTTCGATGGATCTTTACCAAAGAATTTCTTAACCGCATCTTGAATTGCCGGAATACGAGTCGAACCTCCAACTAAAATAATTTCATCAATATCACTTGGTTTTAACCCAGCATTTTTCAATGCTGATTCACAGGGTTTAATTGTTCTTTGGACCAAAGGTTCCACCAATTGTTCAAACTTGGCTTTTGTAATTGTCATAACAAGGTGTTTAGGTCCAGAAGCGTCGGCGGTTACGTAGGGTAGGTTGATTTCAGTTTGTGGTGATGATGATAATTCAATTTTAGCTTTTTCACCAGCTTCTTTTAATCTTTGAAGTGCGATAGGATCTTGAGTAATATCCATACCATGTTCTCTTTTGAACTCACTAGCCAAATAATCAATAATCGCCTGATCAAAGTCGTCACCACCAAGATGTGTATCACCATCGGTTGATAATACCTCAAAAACACCACCACCTAACTCTAATACAGAAACATCATGTGTTCCACCACCACAGTCAAACACAACAATTTTCATGTCTTTAGATTGTTTGTCCAAACCATAAGCAAGAGCGGCTGCGGTTGGTTCGTTGATAATTCTTTTCACTGTAAGTCCGGCAATTTCACCAGCTTCTTTTGTTGCTTGTCTTTGTGCGTCGTTAAAATAAGCCGGAACTGTAATAACGGCTTCCGTAACACTTTGACCTAAATAATCTTCTGCGGTTTGTTTCATTTTTTGAAGAATCGCAGCAGATATTTCTTGTGGTGAAAAGTTTTTACCATCGATGTCTACACGAGGTGAATTTTTTTCGTTTACGATTTTATATGGAACTTTATCAATTTCACTTTTTGATTCGGTGAATGATGTCCCCATAAATCTTTTAATCGAGTAAATTGTTTTTTTGGGGTTTGTAACAGCCTGACGTTTTGCGGGGTCACCAATCTTTCTTTCCCCGTCTTTAATAAAACCAACAACCGATGGTGTTGTTCTTTTCCCTTCACTATTTGTGATAACTACAGGTTCTTTGCCTTCCATTACTGCAACACAAGAATTTGTAGTACCCAAATCAATACCAATAATCTTTCCCATTTTTATGATTTTAGTTTGTTTATTTGATCCCTATACTCGATCGCTTTTTCAAAATCCTGTGATTTGACACATTCTTTTAATTTACTTTCAAGATCAAGAATCTGTTGTTTATTTTTTTCTAGATTTTTAATTCTATCTCTCAACACTACGGCCTGTTCAAAATCTTGTGATTCTACGGCAGTTTCCAACTCACTTTTTAATTGACCTATTTCATCTAGGGTGGGCTCAAACTTATTAGTTCTAGAAAAATAAGTAAAGGTAATTTTACCGTCTGGTGATTTAAATTTTTTTTCAGTCCAATCATCAGCTGAAAAACTAGATGTGTTTACATAGTTGTACATCTTGTTAAATAAATCGTCAAAACTATTGAAATTCATTTTTTGTTTTTTTAAAAGTTTATTTTGTAAAACTATTTATCAAAAACGTGCCACATAATCTAAACTGACAAATTGTCAGTTTTTATGACATGGTTTAAAATAGTTTACTATAAGTTAAATTATAACTAATTTTATCAAAAAAACAAAAAGATATGGCAATTGAATTCGTTGATGATGGAGATAAAAACAAGAAAAAGGGGGATAACACCACACCTGTGTTAGATAATTTTAGTAAAGACCTTAATAAGCTAGCAGCTCAAGGTAAACTTGATCCTGTTATTGGTAGAAAAAAAGAGATTATTAGAATCGCCCAAATTTTATCTCGTAGAAAGAAAAACAACCCTATTATTATTGGTGAACCGGGTGCTGGTAAAACAGCAATTGTCGAGGGTTTGGCAATGATGATTCATTCCGGTGAATGTCCTAAAAATTTGGCAGACAAAAGAATTGTTTCTTTGGAAATGAATTCAATAGTTGCCGGTACGAAATACCGTGGACAATTTGAAGAAAGAATGAAAGTTATTATTGAAGAACTTCAAGCAAATCCAAACATAATCATTTTTATTGATGAAATTCATACTATGGTAGGTGCCGGTAATAGTTCCGGATCTTTGGATGCTTCTAACATATTTAAACCCGCATTATCTAGAGGTGAAATACAGTGTATAGGTGCAACAACTTTAGATGAATATAGAAAACATTTTGAAAAAGATGGGGCGTTGGAAAGAAGATTTCAAAAAATTATTGTAGACCCTTCGTCGAAAAGTGAGACGTTTGAAATTTTAAAGTTAAGTAAAGGTAAGTATGAAAATCACCACATGGTTCATTATAGTGATGATGTTTTGTGGTTGTTTGTTGAACTTGCCGATAGATACATAACTGATCGAGAATTTCCAGACAAGGCTTTTGATATTTTAGATGAGGTTGGGTCAAGAATGCAAATTGACATAAAATTACCAGAAAGTATAGAAAAATTAAAAGCTGAGATTGTTGCAATTAAACAAGAAAAGGCCGAAGTTATTAAAAAACAAAAATATGAGTTAGCTGCGGAATTAAGAGACCGTGAAAAAACTGTTAATATAAAATTAGAGGTTGAAAAAAATAAATTTGAAGAAGACCTTAAAAATAATAAAAGAGAAATTCCCGAAGATTTGATTTATGAGGTTGTGTCCAACATGACAAAAATTCCAGTTTCCAAAATTAATTTAGATGAGAAAAATTCTTTGGTTAGTTTGGAAGACACATTAAATAAGTTGATTATAGGTCAGTCAGATGCGGTTAAAAAGATTTCAAAATCAATAAGAAGAAATAGGGTTGGGATCAAAGATCCAAATAGACCAATTGGTTCATTCATCTTTTTAGGGTCAACGGGTGTTGGTAAAACTTTTTTAGCAAAACAATTGGCAAAAGAGATTTTTGGAAGTGAGGATAGTTTAATTCGTGTTGATATGAGTGAGTACCAAGAAAAACATACCATTTCTAGACTTATTGGTTCTCCTCCAGGATATATTGGTCATGATGATGGAGGTCAATTAACAGAACAAGTTAAAAATAAACCATATTCTGTTATTTTATTTGACGAAATCGAAAAAGCAAATAAAGACATATTCTCAACACTTCTTCAAATGTTGGATGATGGTCATATGACTGATGGATTGGGTAGAAAGATTAATTTCAAAAATTGTTTGATAATCATGACATCTAACATTGGGGTTAAAAAACTTCAGGACTTTGGAACTGGTGTTGGATTCAAATCCTCAAATAATAGTGACGCAATTGCAGAAGAACATAAACGAGAGGTATTGAAAAAAGAATTAAGTAAGTTTTTTGCACCAGAATTTTTAAATAGAATCGATGAGGTTGTAATCTTTAATTCACTTCAAAAAAATGATATTGATAAAATTGTTAAATTAGAAGTTGATAAATTAATCATTCGAGTAAATAACATGAAATACAATATTGGTTATGAAGATTGTCTAATTGATTATATTGCAAAAATTGGATTTGACGATCAATACGGAGCAAGACCAATCAAAAGAGCAATTCAAGATAAAATCGAGGATTTGATTTCAGAAAAGATTTTAACTAACGAAGTTGAAGAAGAAAAAGAGTATATTTTATTTATAAAGAAAAATGGTGAAGACGAATTTGTTGATTTGAAAGAAATAATTAAACCGGAACCAAAAAAGAGAATAAGAAAGAAAAAGGAGGATTAAACCTCCTTTTTTTTAATATTTAGTATAACCTAGTTTTTCTATCATAAGTTTACCAACCTTAATACCGTTATAAGTGTCTTCTACAACGACGTATTCGTTTCTGGTGTGATAGTTATAATATCCTATAGAAATATTAAAACAGGACAACCCAAATAGTTGGTTTAAAGGATAAATATCGGTATAGGGGTGGTTATGATATTTTGTATCTTTTGGGAAATGTTCTGTAAGTAATTCAGAACCAATACTAAAAAATTCACTATCTCGTTTAAACATTGGTTTTCCCATAAGATATTCTGATATCATATTATTTTCAGGAGCATCGAACTGAATTGCATATCCCACGTTTTCAAAAAATAAAGGATCAGAATTAAATGAACCCTTACATCCGGTTTCTTCGGCAACAAAAAACGCGGCCTTTAAATTTGGAAGTTCTTTTAATAGTTCCAAACATCCAAAAATACCACACTTATCATCACCACCAATACCAGTGGGATTACCATCGTTGTTGTATGCCTTTAAAGAAAGTTTAATCTCATTTTGAGCGTTTGGTAACATTTCTTCAACCACATTTATAGAATCAATGTTATGAACGGTGTCGGTATGTGAAACCACACAGGGAAAATATTCAATATCTTTGTCCGTTTGTTTTGTTGCGTAGATGTTATAAAATTGATCAACATAGAATGGAATATTATTTTTTTCCAACCATGTGGTAATAAAATCAATCATTAAATCTTCCCGATAAGTTTTTGAAGGAACCGATAAAACCTTTTTCAATAATTCGAAATCTCTTTCCATAGAAACAAAGATAAGAAACTTTTATTGACTTACAAAAGTTTTCTTAATGTTTTTTTGACATTTTCAAATAATTCTCCTTGATGTAACATCATATTTAGTTCCTCAAGATTTTTTACACTTCTAGCTTCCACTCCCTTATTTGGTTTGTTGTATAAAAATTTAAGTCTTGTTGGATTTGTTTTTAATTCTTGGAAATTTACAGCACTTCTTTTTTGAGGTAAATTAATCCATCTTTCAAACCCACCTAAATTAAATACGGCATCAAACAATTCATTATAATTTTTAAGATCCTCATCATCATTAATAGTTTCTTCTATTTGTTCTATAATTTTTTCTAACTCAATTTTGATTTCATTATTCATACCAAGACTGTCAAAATCATCACACCAAGAATTATATTCTAATTCATACCAATCTCCTCTGGAATAGGAGTTATTGTATTTTTGATCAATCTCTTTAAGAAGACCAAACAAGTCCAATTCTTGAGCGTTCATCATTTTATATAAATTAAGAAGAATTCCAACAGTTGTTTTAAATTTATGGTGAGGATAAATTTCAACTATTCCAAATTTTTGAAATGGGTTTTTTGTTTCATTAATTAATATATCTTGAACAGCTCTGGCAACACAATCATCATTATAAGTTTGAAATATACCAATAATATCATCTATTTCTGAATAAAATTTAGTATGTAAATATTTTTCTAACTTGTGTTGAGGGTCCTGTTCTTTAGTCTTTGGAACCGGAGTTAAATTTCTAATTTTGGAAATTAGTCTTAAGTTTTCCTGATTTAAACTATCAAAAATATAACCTTCAAAAAAATCATCTCGATATCTATCCCAACTATAATCATCGTAGTAATGACTATTATCAACAAACCGGTTCCAAACCCAGATATCTTCTTCATTATCAACACCCAAAATATTTAAATATTTTTGGTCATTATCAATTTCGATTATTATTTGAGTGGATCTTGG